TCTCAATTCCGTGACTGATTTATTCAGTAGTGGTAAAGTGTGGGCGCCTGAGACTCGCTGGGCGATGGAAGTGATTGAGCAGATGGCGTCGTTTCCTAATGGGGATCACGATGACTTGGTGGACTCGAGCACACAGGCGCTGATAAGATTTAGGCAGGGTGGATTCTTACGTCTTGACTCTGATGAGCGGGAAGAGATCCAAAGCTTTCGCCGTAAGCGCAGTTATTATTAAGGATTGATATGGCTAACAGTATGTTCCCCTCTTTGTCTCAAGCTCCTTTGGGCTTGGATGCACTAGCCCCCGAAGAGGATTCTGGGCTGATTGAAATTGAAATCGTCAATCCAGAGGGCGTGAAAATTGACATGGACGGCATAGAGATTGACCTCATGCCCGAAGAAGAACTAAGTTTTGACGCCAACCTTGCAGAAGACATGGACTCTGGCGAACTGGCCAAGGTAGCTAGTGACATCGTAGAAATGGTGGACGCTGACATCAACTCCCGCAAAGAGTGGGTGGACATGTATGTCAAAGGTCTTGATGTTTTGGGGATGAAATATGAAGAGCGTACTGAGCCGTGGCTGGGGGCGTGTGGTGTATTTTCTACAGTCCTGACAGAAGCCGCAGTTAAGTTTCAAAGCGAGACAATCATTGAAACATTTCCGGCAGCTGGCCCAGTTAAGACGGAAATCATTGGTGCGATTGATAAGTTAAAAGAACAAGCCGCCGAGCGGGTTCGTGATGACATGAACTACCAGCTCACTGAAGTGATGACTGAGTACCGCCCAGAACATGAGCGTATGCTTTATAACTTGGGATTAGCTGGCGCGGCGTTTAAGAAAGTCTACTTTGACCCGTCACTCGACCGGCAAGTAGCGATGTTTATCCCAGCCGAAGATATCATCATTCCTTACGGCGCTTCTAGTGCTAATACGGCAGAGCGTTTGACTCATGTCATGCGCAAGACTAAGAATGATCTTAAGAAACTCCAAGTCGCAGGCTTTTATGTAGACGAAGAGTTGGGCGAGCCGGTTGCAATACATACCGATGTAGAAAAGAAAAAAGCCGAAGACCAAGGCTACTCTTTAACAGACGACGACCGTTATCAGATCCTTGAAGTCCATATTGACTATGACTTACCAGGCTACGAAGATGAAGATGGCATCGCTTTACCTTACATCATTACGATTGAACGCGGCACTAATACAGTGTTGGCTATCAGACGTAACTGGGAAGAGGACGATAAGCGTAAATTAAAGCGCCAGCACTTTGTTCAGTACACCTATGTACCAGGTTTTGGTGCTTATGGTCTGGGATTGATCCACTTAATTGGTGGTTATGCCCGTGCGGGTACTTCTTTGATCCGTCAGTTGATTGATGCGGGTACTTTATCTAACTTGCCAGGCGGTTTGAAGACCCGCGGCCTGAGAATTAAGGATGACGATACCCCAATTAGCCCCGGCGAGTTCCGAGATGTTGACGTTCCGAGTGGTTCTGTCAAAGATAACATCATGGCTCTGCCTTATAAGGAGCCAAGTCAGGTTTTATCTGGTCTATTAGAGAAAGTTACCGAGGAAGGTAGGCGTTTAGGCTCTATTGCTGACATGAATATCAGCGATATGAGTGCAAATTCGCCGGTTGGCACGACTTTGGCGCTGTTAGAGCGTCAGTTGAAAACGATGTCTGCTGTTCAGGCACGTATTCACTACTCAATGAAGCAAGAGTTTAAGCTTTTGCGTGACATTATTCGTGACCACACACCTCCGGAGTACAGTTTTGACCCTGCATACGGTGATCGCAAGGCAAAACAAGAGGATTACGACACTGTTTCAGTCATTCCGGTGTCTGATCCTAACAGTTCTACGATGGCTCAGAGGATTATGCAGTACCAAGCGGTCATTCAGTTGGCCCAAGGTGCTCCACAAATCTATGATCTGCCGCTTTTGCACCGTCAAATGATTGAAGTTTTGGGAATTAAGAACGCGGAGAAGTTAGTTCCAGTTGATGACGACCAAACTCCTCGTGACCCAGTGTCTGAGAACATGTCTTTCTTAACTGGCAAGCCAACTAAGGCATTTATCTACCAAGATCACGATGCTCACATTGCTGTACATACATCAATGATGCAAGATCCAATTGTGATGGGGCAGATTGGTCAGAACCCAATGGCTCAGCAGATCCAAGCTGCGATCATGGCTCACGTTTCCGAACACGTTGCGTTCCAGTACCGTCAGAAAATCCAAGAACAACTTGGAGCTACGTTGCCAGCACCGAATGCAGAGCTTAATGAAGATGCAGAAGTGCAAATTTCTAAGCTTGTGGCTCAGGCTTCTGCTCAACTTCTGGCGATGGACAAAGCTAAACAGGCTCAACAACAAGCGGCCCAGCAAGCTCAAGACCCGATCATTCAGATGCAACAAGCTGAACTTCAGATTAAGAGACAAGAAGCTGAAATCAAAGCGCTTAAAGTTAAGGGAGACTTACAGCTCAGAGCTGAAGAGTTGTCACTTAAAGCCCAAGAGAATGCGGCCAAGATTGGTGAAGATCCACAAATGGCGGCGATGCGTTTACAGCAAGAGATCTCTCAAGCGCAAGAGTTACACGCTATGGAGATGGCGGCTAAACAGTTGGAGCTTCAGCAGGCTCAAGCTCAGCAGCAGCAAGCTCAAATGCAACAGCAGCAAGCTATGGCTCAGCAGCAACAAATGCAACAACAGAAGATGGCTCAAGGCGGGCAAGTCCATGAGCAAAAAATGGCTCACACTGATTTAGAACAGTTGCAAAAGTTATTAGGTAATAGGGAGTAATCATGGCCACAATGCTTGAAGTGTTAGACAAGAAGCTTGAAGAGCAAGTCAAGCAGTTGGTCGATGTTGTCAGTGGTGGTGGTGCTAAAACCTACGATCACTACAAAGAACTGTGCGGAACTATCCGGGGTCTGCAAACCGCGCAGTATGAACTTGCTGACCTCGTGCGAAAAACTAAGGAATATGAAGATGAGTGAATTTGATGTAAGTGCGGTTGATCTAAGTGGGGTGCTCAATACCTCCGCTGAAGAGAAAGCCAAACAAGTGCCTGATCCAGCGACGTACCACATCTTGTGTATGTTGCCCAAGGCAGAGGAAGAGTTTAGCGAGACTGGAATTTTGAAGTCAGCTACCGCGATGTACCACGAGGAGCTTCTCTCCCCCGTGTTGTTTGTTGCAAAGATTGGCCCTGATGCGTTTAAAGACGCCACCCGTTTCCCGTCTGGCCCGAGTTGTAAGGTTGGTGACTTTGTGTTGGTTAGACCCAACACTGGAACCCGCATGAAAATTCACGGCACAGAGTGGAGACTCATCAATGATGATTCCGTGCAAGCTGTTGTGCAAGACCCTCGCGGTATCCAACGTCCAACTTAAGGAGTGAATCATGGCTAAAGACGAAGAATTTAAATTCCCTGACGAAGCTGAAAGCAAGAAGTCCGAGGACAAAGTTGACTTTGAAGTTGAAGGTGAAAGCGAACCTGAGATTGAAGTCATAGACGACACGCCCGCTGAAGACCGTGGCCGCAGGCCAATGGCTGAACCGCCCAAAGAATTTGCTGACGATGAGTTGCTTAAATACGACGAAGGCGTACAGAAGCGAATCAAGCATTTTACTAAGGGCTACCACGAAGAGCGCCGCGCTAAAGAGGCGGCTGAACGTGAAAAAGAAGAGGCTTTTAAGCTGGCTCAGGCAGTGCTTGAAGAGAACAAAAGACTCAAAGGATCTGTTAATCAGAACCAGACGGCTCTCTTGGAACAGGCTAAACGGGTGGTTTCTAATGAAGTGGAAACTGCCAAACGTTTGTACAAAGAGGCTTACGAATCTGGCGACTCAGAGCGACTGGTTGAGGCTCAAGAAGCACTCACTACCGCAAAGATCCGCGCAGACAAGGTAAATAATTTTAGACCTACCCCTTTACAGGAGCAAGAAACTCCTGTACAAATCGCCCAACAGCCCGCCAGAGCTGCTCCGGTTGATGAAAAACTACTTGCATGGCAAGACCAAAATCAGTGGTTTGGAAACAACAAGAGAATGACAGCCTATGCTTTAGGCTTGCATGAAGACTTGGTAAGCGAAGGAATTCCAAGTGGCAGCGACGAATACTATAGACGTATTAACGCTGACATAAGGGAAAGATTCTCGGATCAGTTTGGAGCCGAAGAGTCCGTTGATGCGAAACCTCAACGCACTAAATCCAACATTGTTGCACCTGCAACCCGTAGCACAGCGCCCAAAAAGATCGTGCTTACGCAGACCCAGGTGAATCTCGCCAAGCGGTTGGGAGTTCCATTGGAACTGTACGCCCGTAAGGTTGCTGAAGAAATGAGGAAATGAAAATGGAAAAGACTATCCGCACACCGCGCGAACTTGATACACGAGAAAAAATGGAACGTCCAAAACAATGGATGCCTCCACAACTTCTACCAGACCCCAATCCGGAGGATGGTTATGCGTTTCGTTGGATCAGGATTGCATCGTTAGGGAAAGACGATGCCACGAACATTTCCGGTAAGTTACGCGAAGGCTGGGAACCTGTTAAGGCTTCTGACCATCCCGAAATCCGTCTGTTTGGTTCTTCCAACGGGAAGTTTCCTGACAGTATTGAAGTCGGCGGTTTGTTGCTTTGCAAAACACCTGTGGAATTTACTCAACAGCGGAATGATTACTACCGAAAACAATCGGAAGCTCAGATGCAGTCAGTAGACAACACTTACATGCGCGAGAATGATCCAAGGATGCCTATGTTCAAAGAACGTAAGTCCACGGTCACTTTCGGAAAAGGTACTTAAATTTTTTTGGAGTCTTAAATGGCATATCCTACCGTTTCAAAGACGTATGGTTTGAAGCCAGTCAATCGACTGGATGGCTTGCCCTACGCCGGAGCGATCCGTCAAATCCCTATTGCAGCTGGCTACGCTACTGCAATTTTCAATGGTGATACTGTTCAGGTAGATACCAATGGATATTTGATTGCAAACACCACTTCTAACTCTGGCGACAGCGTTGGTGTGTTGGTTGGTTGCAGCTACACAAATTCCAGCGGTCAATTCACCAATGGTCAGTACTACCCTGCTTCCCAGTCTACATCTACACAATTGGCCTTCGGCTTTGTTGTGGATGATCCCAATGCGGTCTTCCGTGTTGCAGCTACCAGCGGTCAGACCACCGTGCCTACAGCTTTCAGCCGTGCATTGGTTGGCGCTAACGTTGCGTTGTCTGTTAACACCGGTAGCACCACAACTGGTGATTCGTTCTATGGTATTGACGGTGCATCCGCTGGTACTACAGCTACGCTTCCTATTCGTGTCGTTGATGTTGTACCTGATACAGCCACTGGCGCAGCTAACGTTGCCGCTACGACTTACTTTGAATTCTTGGTCAAGTTCAACTTGCACCAGTACACTGACACCACTGGTGTTTAAGGAGTAACAAATGGCTATTTCACGCGCACAACTGCTCAAAGAATTGCTCCCAGGCTTGAACGCATTGTTCGGTCTTGAGTACGCTAAATACGGCGAAGAGCACAAAGAAATCTACGAAACAGAATCTTCTGAGCGTAGTTTTGAAGAAGAGACAAAGCTGTCTGGTTTCTCTGCTGCACCTGTCAAGAATGAAGGCTCTGCCATTCAGTATGACAATGCACAAGAAGCATGGACTGCACGTTACACCCACGAAACCATTGCGATGGGCTTCTCCATCACAGAGGAAGCCGTGGAAGATAACTTGTACGACAGCCTGTCTTCACGTTATACCAAGGCTCTGGCCCGTGGTATGGCTTACACAAAGCAAGTTAAGGCCGCTTTCGTCCTGAACAACGCTTTCAGTGGTGGCCCTACATACGGCGACGGTCAAGTGTTGTGCTCAACAGCACACCCCTTGGTTTCCGGTGGCACTAACAGCAACACACCTTCTACCGCTTCTGACCTGAATGAGACTTCTCTTGAGAATGCCGTTATTCAGATCGCTGCTTGGACAGACGAGCGTGGCTTGCTGATCGCCGCTAAGCCTAAGAAGTTGGTTGTTCCTCCTTCATTGATGTTCGTTGCTACCCGCTTGCTCGAGACCGAGTTGCGCGTTGGTACTAACGACAATGACATCAACGCATTGAAGAACAACGGTTCTATTCCTGATGGCTACTGCGTTAACCACTTCTTGACAGACACCAATGCTTGGTTCCTGTTGACAGATGTGCCTAACGGCTTGAAGCACTTCGTGCGTACCCCCATGTCTACTGGCATGGACGGTGACTTTGACACAGGTAACGTTCGTTACAAAGCCCGTGAGCGTTACAGCTTCGGCGTGTCTGACCCACTGGGCATCTTCGGTTCACCCGGAGCTTAATATTTCTTAGGAAATATTTGAAGAGGGGCCTTGTGCCCCTTTTTCTTTTGTTGTATATTGCAAATACCCCGGGGTTCCCGGTGCATCAAACTGACCCGGCAGACGACATACCGATTGATGCGCTGATCTTGTATGTAAGGACAATTTATCATGGCATTATCAACCACCCAAAGTATCTGGCGTTCTGGTGGCGGCGATCAAACACGTACCGCTTACTGTGGCTCCGGCTTAATGGCCGCTCAGTTTTACATTTCCGGCGCTTCTGCTGCTGGCACATCCGTTAAAGTTTCTTCAGCCACTGGTGCTCCCGCAGTTGTTTTACCTGCTGGTGCTATCGTTGTTGAGATCCAAGCAGTTTGCGCTGCCACTGGCGGTTCAACTCCCACCTTTGACATGGGCTTCACTTTGTTCGGTACTTCTACCGCTACAAACACAGGCTTGATCTCTGCTGCTGTTGCTACCACAGGCAAGCTGGTAATTAACCAAGCTTCTGCTACTGCTGGCGCTAACATGGGCACAACAATGTCTGCAACCAAGTTGGTGACTATCACCGGCGGCGGTACTTCTGGCGATGCTCCTACAGGTGGCACTATCACTGGTACGATTCTGTACTTTGTTGCTGATCCATTGCTCGGCCAGCAAAACGATTAATTGATCTAGGGGGCTTCGGCCCCCGTTTTAAAGGAGATTAATTATGGGTATGCAAACCGACGTTAAGCAAGCGCATTTAAACCAAAGCGGTTTTTTTGTACTTGGGCGAAATCGCGTAAAAGGCGTTTCTTTTTATGGTGGTAGCGGAACCTTGGTTTTGTTTGATTCAACCACAGCCCCAGTCACTTCAAGCGTATCTTACGCTCGTACCGGCACATTAGTTACTGTGACTAAAACTGCTCACGGCTTGTCTACAGGCGCTGTTGTTGGTATTCACTTTGATGCTGGTTCAGGCGGAGCTGCCACAGATGGTAACTACACAATTACTAGGACAGGCGCTGATACGTTTACGCTTACGGACATCAATACTGGAAATATTACAGGTACTCCAGCGGCGATCTATGTCAGCGGTGCAAATCGTTGGTTACTCACTTACGAAACGCACTCATCAGACGAGTTCCAAAATGCTCCACTTATTCCCGGTGAAGGTGTGTTGGCAGTAAATGGAATTTATGCCTACATGAGCGCAATTGACGCAGCGCAGATTTACTATGGCTGAAGCAAAACAAGCAGTTCTGGCTGGGCGTAAGCTATTCATAGCTATCCCAGCGTATGACGGCAAGATCAACATCAAACTCGCGTACAACATTGCGGCGTTAATGCCCAAGGCTATGCAGTTTGGTGTTGCTGTCAATATGGGCGATGTGTCTGGGTGCTCAATCATCACTATGGCTAGAAACCAATTGGTGCATGAGTTCCTCAAATCCGACGCAACAGAGCTGCTGTTTATTGATTCCGATGTGATTGCTACGGCAGATGACATCTTGCGCTTAATGGCGCAGAGTAGTGGTAAAGACATTACCGCTGGTATGTACCCACGCAGATCTAAAGATAGAAACTTCTTTGCCGATCTGTACTTTAATGAGAATGAAGACTTAGAGTTTGATGGTTCATTGATGCGCTTAAAGCGCGTCGGTACAGGCTTTATGTTGATTCAACGCCATGTGTTAGAGACAATGGTTGTAGCACACCCCGAGTGGTTCTACGACTTTAAGGGTGAGCAAGTGTGCAGTGTGTTTGATTTTGAAATCAAAGATGGTCATTACCTTGGTGAAGACTATCTGTTCTGCGACCGAGCTGCGGAGCATGGGTTTAAAATTTATGCAGACGTAGACATTAGTCTTCCACACGTTGGCACAGATACTTTTGAAAATAACTTTAGAGAAGAGGTAGTAATGCCTTTACTTGAAGCTATCCGTAAGACCAAACTGAAAGTAGCAAATGGCTAAGACACCAGCATGGCAGAGAAAAGAAGGCAAGAATCCGAAGGGTGGCTTAAATGCCAAAGGGCGAGCCTCCGCGAAAGCGCAAGGCATGAATTTGAAACCGCCCCAGCCAGAAGGCGGCTCCCGCAAAGACTCTTTCTGTGCGAGGATGGAAGGGATGAAAAAGAAATTGACATCCGCAAAAACCGCCAAAGACCCAAACTCACGCATCAATAAATCTCTTAGAGCTTGGAAGTGCTAAATGGACTATCACGTTCTTTGGTCAGCAGCTTTATCTGTCATCCTAGGGGCTGGCGGATTTTTCCTGCGTGAAAAGCTTACTGAGATTAAAGAAGTGGCTTCCGAGCTGAAGCGGGTTGAGCGTTTACTCAATATAACGCGAGAGGAAAACCATCGTGATTTCATTACTAAAGCAGAAGTTCAAAGAATCTCTGACCACATTGACCAACGTTTTAACAGGTTGGAAGAAAAGATTGACCAACTTATTCGTCAAAAAGGATAATGATGCCAAGCACGAGTAAGAAGCAACACAATTTCATGGCCGCGATTGCTAATTCGCCATCGTTTGCTAAGAAAGTTGGAGTGCCCATGTCAGTGGGCAAAGAGTTTGTAACTGCCGATAAAGGCAAGAAATTTTCTAAAGGTGGCGATATGAAACACGAAGACGTAAAAATGGACAAGAAGATGATGCAGAAGGCCGTGAACAAACACGAAGGCCGTTTGCACAAGGGTCAGCCTATGACCAAGCTTGCTAAAGGCGGCATGGCTCCATCTAAGATGGGCGCTGTAAAGACTGGCAAGACACCTGATGGCGTTGTCTCCAAGGGTAAAACCAAAGGCACAATGATTAAGATGGCTAAAGGCGGCAGATACTGCTAAGGAAATACCATGAGCATTCGTGAAAAATTAAATGAAATGATGGACATGATGCCATCAAGAAAAGCTGCGCGTGAAGCTCAATCTGAAATGAAGCGTGAGTCACGCGGCATTCCAAAGCCTGCTAACTTTGATGCCATTGAAGAAGCTAGGCAAGACGCTAAAGATGCGGCTGCCAGAAAAAAGATTAGCGATATGGGTTACGCTAGTGGCGGCAAGGTTTCTTCTGCGTCAAAACGTGCTGACGGTATTGCAACTAAAGGCAAGACCAAAGGCACAATGATTGCTATGCGTAACGGCGGCAAGTGTTAAGGAGTAATTATGGCAACAAGATGGGAAAACCTTCCAGGTCTTGATGATGACTTCCTTGAGAGAGCTAGGGAAGATTTTCAAAAAGGCAAAAAGGGTCGCAACGTAGACTCTTCTAAACTTACGGGTGGTGCTAAAGAAGCCGTTCGTGAAGCCGGTCGCCGTGCTGAAAATCGTAACATTGGTCGCGGTGGTCTGCCTGCTGTTGCACTTGGTCTTGGAGCTATGGCTGGTCGCGAGATAGATGAAAGAACTGGCCTTGGCAAAAAGATTGTTGACAAGGCTGGTCTTGGTGGTATTGCCGATAAAGCGGCTAACCAACGTGATAGAGTTGAATTGGCTAAAGGCGCTAAAGAGCGTTTGCAAGATCAAGAGCTTGACCAGATGCTTCGAGATATTGATGCTAATGAAAAAGCTCGCAGAGAGTATTCAGGTCGATATGCCGACGGAACCCGTTTGCCAGATGAAGAGCCTTACAAAGGTGACGGCATGAAAAAAGGCGGTAAAGTAAAGATGTCTTCTGGTGGCGTTACCGCATCCAAACGTGGCGATGGTATTGCGCAGCGTGGTAAAACACGCGGAAAGATGTGCTGACATGGCAACCTTAAAACCCGCAGTTAGCGTAGTTAAGTCTTTAAAGAAGGCTGGCTTCTATGAAGCAAGCAAGCCCAAGCGTTTGGGTATTATTAATAAAGTCACAACTAAGCCGCAACGGATAGAGATGGTTGACAAATTGTTTTTAGCCAAGAAAGCTAAAGGTAAATCAAAATGATGGCAAGCCGTGGAATGGGGGCAATGTCTCCCAGTAAAATGCCCAAAGGCAAGCGTAAAGCACGCCGAGACGACACTAACTTCACGCAGTATGCTGAAGGTGGTAAAGTCAATGCTGCTGGTAATTACACAAAGCCCGGTCTGCGTAAGCGGATTGTGGCTCAAGTAAAAGCCGCAGCAACCCACGGTACTGGAGCAGGCGAATGGTCAGCCCGTAAAGCGCAGCTTGTTGCCAAAAAGTACAAAGAAGCTGGCGGGGGTTATCGAGATTGAAAGCGCCTCAGAAATCATTGAAAGACTGGGGCGACCAGAAGTGGAGAACCAAGAGTGGTAAACCGTCTAGTAAAACTGGTGAGCGATACCTTCCAGAAGCTGCGATTAAATCTCTCAGCCCTGCGGAGTACGCTGCAACTACCAAAGCCAAAAGAGCCGGTAAAAAAGCCGGAAAACAATTCGTAGCGCAACCTAAAACGATAGCAAAGAAAACGGCAGGATTTAGATGACTACTACCGGCTCAACCCTATTCAACATGGACTTCACGGAGATCGCCGAGGAAGCGTGGGAGCGAGCCGGTCGTGAAATGCGTTCAGGCTATGACCTGCGTACAGCTCGCCGTTCCATGAACTTGATGACTATCGAGTGGCAGTCTAAGGGTATTAATATGTGGACAATGGAGCAAGGGATTATCAACCTGACTCCAGGCTTGGCTACATACGCCCTGCCAACAGATACTATTGACTTGATGGAGCATGTGATTCGTACCGGATCAAACACTTCTTCTACACAGGCAGACCTGACAATTTCGCGTATCAGCGTTTCTACATACGCCACTATTCCAAATAAACTTAGCCAGGCTCGTCCAATCCAGGTTTGGATTCAGCGTTTGTCTGGAGAAACCAACCCAACGAATTCAGTTCTTGTTGGTGCAATAAGCTCTACAGATACAACAATTACGCTAAGCACCATTGTTGGCTTGGCCGGTTCAGGTTTTATCCGGATTGGTACTGAAGACATTTACTACACCTACGTATCAGGCAACGTCCTTGGTGGCGTGTTCCGTGGACAGAACAACACAACCGCAGCAGCCCATAGCGATGGCGATGCTATCTTTGTTCCCCAGCTTCCAGCTGTAACTTTGTGGCCTACGCCAGACAACACCACTCCGTACCAATTTGTGTACTGGAGACTACGCCGCGTCCAGGATGCTGGTGCCGGTATTGAGACGGCAGACATGAACTTCCGTTTCTTGCCCTGTTTAGTAGCTGGCTTGGCTTATCACATTGCTGTTAAAGTGCCTGAGTTGATGCCCCGCATCCAGATGCTTAAGCAGATGTACGACGAAACATTTGAGATTGCCGCTGGAGAAGATCGCGAGAAGGCTCCAGTCAGGTTTGTTCCAAGACAACAGTACATTGGCGGTAGCTACTAATGGGCAATAGGTTCGCATCCGGCAAGATAGCGATTGCTGAATGTGATCGCTGCGGCCAGCAGTACAGACTAAAGCAGCTTAAGACTGAGATCATTAAGCAGCGCAAGTACGAGCTGTTGGTTTGCCCTACTTGCTGGGATCCGGATCAGCCGCAGTTAATGTTAGGTACGTTCCCAGTAGACGACCCGCAGGCTTTGCGTAATCCCCGTAAAGACACAACTTATGTGACTTCGGGTGTGAACGTAAACGGAAACCCATCGGGCGGTTCACGGGACATCCAGTGGGGATGGCAGCCTGTCGGTGGTGCTAGTTTAAACGACGTAGGATTAACGCCAAACTACCTTGTTGCTACAACTTCGGTTGGGAAGGTAACAATATCATGAAAACCTGCACCCGCTGTCAAACCGTTAAATCTTACGAATTGTTTTATAAGCAAGCCGTAAACAGTAAAGATGGGTATCAAGCTCACTGCAAAGCATGTGACAACGCCCGCAAAAAAAATTGGGCATTGAAAAATCCTGAATTGGCTTTGGCTTATCGCAAAACGTCTGACATCAATCGATATAAAAATTACAAAAGCAAAGTTCAGGAAAAAAATAAAAATTGGAAAATTAACAATCCAAGCAAAGTTGCGGCTTTGGATGCTAAACGCAGAGCGGCTATCAACTTACGCAAACCAATTTGGTTTACCAATGAAGATCATTGGATGGTAGAAGAAGCTTATGAATTAGCCCGACTAAGAACCCAGATTTTTAAATTTTCTTGGCATGTAGACCACATCATTCCACTTCAAGGAAAACTTGTATCTGGGCTGCATTTGCCTCATAATTTGCAGGTAATACCAGCAACGGTTAATTTGAGCAAATCAAATCAATTTATGGTGAACTAAGGAGTTAATTATGGCATTCACACGATCAGCAGACGGCATTGCTAAAAAAGGTAAGACCGAAGGCAAAAACTACGGCGATAGCGGCCCTATTGCTAAAATGACGCACGGCGGTAAAAAAACTAAAGGCGTAACTGGTGAAGCTATGCGTGCAGTTGGTCGCAATATGGCCCGCGCAAACAACCAAAAGCGAGGCTAATTATGGCTAAATTCAGCAAAAAGATAATGGGCAAAGAAGTTGGCGATGCCTCCGTCTATGCCGTACCGCACACCATGACTGGTGAAGTTGTTAAAGCTTCTACCAATCCAGGTAAAGAGCCAAACCGTAGCAAGCTAGATACATACGACATGAGCGTTGGTGCTGTTAGCAAGTCTGCTGGTGAAAAACCAACTAAGACTAGCGGCATTAAGATTCGTGGTACTGGCGCAGCTACTAAAGGCGTGATGGCACGAGGCCCGATGGCATGAACTACGCCGAGCTTGTCGTTGCGGTAAGTGATTACTGCGAAAACTCTTTCCCAACGGTTGACATGGATATTTTTATCCGTCAGGCGGAGCAGCGCATCTATAACACTGCGCAGCCAGCAAACTTGCGAAAGAACGTGACAGGCACGATTACCTCAACAAACAAGTACTTGTCTGCCCCAGAGGATTTCCTCTCTGTATATAGCCTTGCCGTATATCCACAGAACACAACAACTGCTACCGGCGTTGCTGGAGCAAAGTCAATTGTGGTGGCATCTACGACAGGTATTGCGGTGGGTCAGCAAGTTACAGGTTCGGGTATTGGCACTAACGCGCAGGTAAGAAGTATTAGCGGAACCACAATCTACTTGACCGAGAACAACGCCACAACGATTGCAAACTCAGTTACCTTCCAAGGTGACTACCTGTACTTGTTGAATAAGGATGTGAACTTCATCCGCTCTGCGTATCCTCTGTCGGCTTATGTATCTGAGCCTAAGCACTATGCACTGTTCGGCCCAACGGTCACAGGTGGTGTAGTTACAAACGAGCTGTCGTTCATTGTTGGCCCAACGCCCAATGCAACATACGTTGCAGAGCTGCATTATTACTACTACCCAGAGTCTATCGTCACTGCTGGCACTACATGGCTGGGTGATAACTTTGATTCTGTACTTTTGTACGGCACGATCTGCGAAGCTCTTGTTTACATGAAGGGTGAGGCAGATATGATTGGCCTTGCTCAAGAGCGTTACACACAAGCAATTGCTCTGTATAAAAACCTTGGTGATGGCAAGCAACGTGGCGATGCTTATCGGGATGGACAAGTTAGGGTTCCTGTCGCATGAGTTCAATTGTCCAAACCCAAACCACCAGCTTCAAAATGGAGTTGTACCAAGCTGTTCACAACATGCTCACGGACACGCTCAAGATTGCGCTGTACACAGCAAACGCAGATTTAAACGCTGCCACAGCCGTGTACTCCACAACCAATGAAGTGACTGGCGGTGGATATGTAGCTGGCGGTGTCACTCTAACTGGGGTGACACTTAACTCTGACGGCTATACGGCTTACATTAACTTCAACAACGTTGTGTTTAACGCCGCAGTGACTTCTCGCTGTGCTTTGATCTACAACGTGACTCGGGGTAATAAATCTATTGCTGTGCTGGACTTTGGTTCAGACAAAACATCTACAAATTTTACAATCACAATGCCTGCCAACACTGCAACGGCAGCTTTAATCAGGAGTTCAAATTGATCGTTACTACCACTAAAGGCGAAATGGATGATTCTCTTCTTGAGAAAAAAGAAGGGGTCGTGGATAATGACAATGAGAACACCACTTGGGTGGAGTATTGGCTTGAGGGTGAATTGGTTCACCGATCAGTTCATGTGACTCTAAAGAAACCATTAACTTACATGGCTGCTGAAGCGGCCTCAATTGCATAAGGAGCTATCATGGCTGGGAAACCACAGATGCCAGAAGCCGAACGTTTTATGTCTAAAGTACATAAGGCGGAGAATGGCTGCTGGATGTGGCAAGCCTATTGCATGAAGAATGGTTACGGTCTTTTTAGAACACCCGCCAGAAATGAGCTTGCACACCGTGCAGCGTACAGGCTATTTAATGGCAACTTAGATGCCCGTGATGTAATGCACTCATGTGATAATCCAGCCTGCGTAAACCCAAAACATTTAAGTCTTGGGACAAGAAAAGAAAATATGCAAGACGCTAAAAGAAAAATGCGGATGCGTGTTGGCGAATTGCATGGTCGAGCAAAATTAACAGATAAACAAGTTGAATTTGCAAAAACAGCACCGGGGCTACAACGAGAAATTGCGGCTTTGCTTGGAGTTTCTCAAGGGCATATTAGTTTTATTCGCGGTGAAAATCGCGGGCATAGAGCGCAAACGTAAGATGGGCAAAGCCCACGAAAGGAACTATCATCGCTAACACTCAAAGCATGTGCACATCGTTCATGGGCGAACTCATGACGGCTACCCACAATTTTGGCACTGCACCAATCCGTGCGGCTACTACTGCCGATACATTCAAGGCGGCGTTGTATCTGACTTCAGCCACTGTTAACGCTTCTACCACGGCTTACTCATCCACCAATGAAGTGACCGGTACAGGCTACACGGCGGGTGGTGTGACGGTGACTAACGCTACGGCTCCGATTGCTACAAATAGCTCAGCTACTGCTGGCGTGGCTTACTGGACACCTTCAGCGTCTATCACTTACACGACTGTGACTTTGAGCACAGCGTTTGACTGTGTGTTGATCTATAACAGCAGCCAGTCTAACAAGGCTGTGTCTGTCCATACATTCGGCTCACAGACCATTACGGCTGGTACGTTCACTCTGACCATGCCTTCCAACACCACAACAACCGCTTTGCTGCGCTTGTCCACAACCTAAAAGGTAAGCCATGTCTCTCGGCTGGGG